CTGCGAGTGCTAACGCGGTTACCCTGCTAGGGTCAGCGCCTAAAATCAACGGCGCGAACACCCAGCCAATGATTATGCTGCTTAATGTTCGATACACGGACGCAACAGGCGGAAACAGGGGTCGCATCCTGAAGATGGTTAGCAACCTTCGCACGCTTGAAACCGATTACGAATGCGTGGCACTTCTAGGCACTGTATTGAACTTTAGCATTACGATTAGCGGAACCGTCTTACTCACCTATGTAGAAGAGCCAGACATAACATGGGCTTCTGGCGGAACGGCGTTTATTGACAACTTTGGCATGTTCCACGATCTGATTGCATTGTACGCATACAAGCAGTACGCAATTCGAGACGCCGCTGCAAACCCTGTCCTGCTGACGCAATTAGAAGCAAGAGAGCAGCACTTAAGGGCACATATCCTGTCAATGCGTCAAGAGGCTAACCAATACGTCAACAGGACTGACACCAGCTACGATTACATCTAGGAGCTACCATGGCAGTACCGGGAAAAGAAGTAGAGCTGCTAGCAGGTGGTACGGACGTATTTGAGTACAACGAGGGCTCGTTCGTACAGAACATGATTTCCAAGCGAAACTCATGGGTGGTTCGTAGCGGGTTTGGGCAAAGGGCTCAGTACGACACAACGTTTGGAACCAGGTTTACAGATGGAAACCCTTCGTCCACTGAGCAGGGCCTCCTAACACACCTGGGCTCTGAACTGTTTGAACATGGCAAGTTCAAGCAGATTGTTAGCGTGTTCTCCACAAGAGTGACACCACAAGACAACTCAGACAGGTCTCAAACCGTAACGATGTATACGGTTCAGATATACGATATAAACACCCAGGAGCGATGGGAAGAAGCCACATACACAGACACGTCACACGCCGAAAAGTCTGTGCTGCCACTCGCAAAACGCCACGGCGTATACGAGACAAACAGAGACACTAACAGGCAGGCGTGGTCGTTTTCCATCGAGTCCCCGTTTTTCTTTACTAAGTTTGAAGGACGGCTCTTTTTTGGAAGCAAGCACGCAGGTCTGTTTGTATACTCTCCAACCTCGTTCCGAAAAAGCAGAATTAAGTCGGTCAACACTACATTTGATGCAGACCACACCGAGCAGTTTTACTCAGAGTCCAGCGTCGTAAGAAGGTTTTACCTCACAACCGGCGCAGATGAAAACCTGCTGGATTACTTTGAAAGCCACGAGATTGGAGGGCCTGTAGGAGTTGCAGTCCTGAAGAACCGACTCGCCATGGCCGACAACAGGTTTATCTACATATCTGACTTCACCATTGCGTCGGCGTTTAGGTCGATTAACTCGATTAAAATACCGGGCGGTTCAGAAATAAAAGCCATTACCGCTCACCTCGGCGCGCTGCTTATTTGGACAGAAGACGAGATGTGGAGGTTCACAATACCAGAAACACAGTCTGTGGTCGGGGGAACGCTCACCAAAGTAAGCAGCAGCGTTGGTTGTGTAGGGCAAATGGCTGTAAAGCGCATCGAAGACAGCATTATATGGGTTGATAAAAGCGGTGTGTACACAACATCAAACGGCCTATCTATCAAAGAAATATCAGGCCCGATTAGGCCATTCTTCGATTCGTTTATAACGAACCCGCTGACAAGTTATTACACGCAGTCTGGCGCTACGAACCTAAACAACGAACAACCAACAACCGTGATGAAGTACAAAGACGACTTTATCCACATTGCCCACTCCACAAAGCAGAGAGCGTTTTACGTGGGCTTTCCTATGCAGGGCATGGGGCTTTGCTACAGCGGCGGCCAGTGGGCCATCTGGACGTTTGAGAGCGTTGTCAAGCTAGACTCGGCATCCACGCCAGCGAGCGAAGTTGGAACAACCAAAAACATTATGGCCCCATGGCTCGTTGCCAGTGAAGAGAAGTTCTATTGCATTGGCGGTGTTGAGTATCAATCGTTTGCTGACGCTGGTAAGTTTTGGAGAAACTCTTCAAGCAGCTTTGTGTCTGCAGACAACGGCGTTGGAGACAACAGCTATTACATTCTGGAGCAAGGGCGCGGTGGTGCCATCGACAGAAGTGTAGACAATGAAGACTACCGAACTGTCAGAGGTGAGTTTATTCGCCAGAACAACGCTGCGGGAAGTGTCTGGACGTTGGGGTGGGTGTTTGAAAAATGGGAGCGAATAGCTTCCGGCTATAAAATGCCAAGCAACTCAGGTTCATTTTCTAGCGTCATATCGGCAACAGATGAGGCGTACTGGGTTCCCGTGTCAATTTGGGATAGCTCATCCGCGACCCTTCAAACGCTTTCGGTGTCGTTTTATTTTGACTCTAACGTTTGGGAGCCAATTTTTAAGGACGCAACCAGCGCCGTGTTAGACTTCATTGTTCCAAATGAAAGGATAACCGCTGCTCCCGGTTTCCAAAAAGCAACGCCTGCCGCAGGGGCGGCGGAAGTTCAATGCTATGTTGCAGGTGGTGCTGCATCCAGGTCTGGTCAGGAGATAAAGGTTTATTGGAGAAATGCTGCCGCAGGAGGGCCTGTGGGGACGCCATCCATAATTACGAACGCAGATGCAAGGACACCCCTCATACTCCTGCCCTTTAAGAGAAAAGCAACCACCCAGGCCGCATCTGGAGTGTCTGGCCTTCAGATAACAAAAGGAAGTGCTTTTTCGGCCAACGATGGATTAATTGCATGGGAGCAGTGGAGCGCGAGCACCAACAGTGGGATTAGAGAAAACGAAAAGGCTCAACCTGTTGACTGGGCGTACAAGTCTCCGCAAATAGGTTTAGACGATGAGCTGACATATAAAGCTCGTGGATTGTTTATTCGCACTGAAAGTGCCGGTAGCGGCAACACTGCAAACTTCTTGTTTCCAAACTGGCTGTATGGGCAGCTAAACACTCTCCTGTCTTCTGATATGAAAGGGTGGAGTTCTCAAATTATTGATTACACCGGAGACTCGAACATATCTGGCGACGAAGCTATTAAGGCCATTCAGAACAAAGGCACAATTAGAACCAGGGTTAAGTCTGGAACGGCGCTTGTGCAGAAAGTCTTTGGCGATTCTGGCGTGACCTACGGCAACCCTGCGGTTGCAACAACGGGCACGCTTTTGATTGACGATCAAGAGATGGACACAATGGCAACCTCAGACAATGTTAGGGGCCAGTCGTTTTCGTACATGCTGTTTGGCCACATGCAGGACAAAGCTCACGGCATTGTCTTGGATTCCATAAAGGCAGTTTTTAGGTTGCTTGGAAACAGGCATAGGTACGGGAGGTAGATGTGCCGTCTTTTCTTTTAAGAGAGCTTATCGACACCACAGAGACCAGGGAGATGCAAATAAATAGGCAGCTTCGAGACTCTGTTAGGCAGGTTGTTCAGAGCCTAAATACTACGATGCCAGGCTCAGTGCTGGACGAAGTTCAGAAGACAAACAATCACTTCACCGTCACTAATGGCACATACCCAGGCGGAGAATTATCAAAGGACAACACGCTTGTGTCTGGTCTAGGGTCAAGCAGTCGCTTTACTAACCAGATTATACTGAACAATAATGTTGTGCTTGATGGTCTATACTTAACGTCTTCAGACGATAACGCTGCGTCACTTGCGATTGTTAAGACTGGACACACGGTTGTTTTTAGGAACTGCGTGTTTGAGAAAACCTTAGAGGCAACCTCGTACCATATTGAGTTAGAGGAAACCACTTCAAGGGTAATCGCTATCGGTTGTGTGTTTAGGGGTCCGTCAAAGAGTACGTCCATTTTGGACAACCCCGGAGTTGCAGCAAATGCCGTGTTTGTTGGATGCTTTGACCAGACAGGAAACGGGTACGGCACCTCTACACAGGTAGGTTGTTTGTAATGTCTTATAAAAAACACCCAAGACACACCACTAACGTGCAGTTGTCAAAAGGCACAACTGTTGACGGTAGCCGCATTGACGACGGCTTAGACGAGATGGTTGATCACTTTAACAGGATTCCTGTTGGAGATATTAAAACCAGGTACATGCCAAGCACGTTTGTTATGGGGTGGAGTCCTCAAGACCCAAGCGTTGCAGACACATACCCGATTACATTCCCATGGATGCGTGCCATTAACGACCCGTCTGACATTGCATCCAACTCTCCAGGGCTGGAAAGCGACATACAGAATAGGCAGCGACTTAAGGGATACGCTGTTCCGGGAATATTTAGCGACAGGCCACACGCAGCAGACTCAAACGGTGTTCAATACATTTGGACGACAAGCCTGTTCTTTAAGAACTCTGTTACCGTAGATAGTATTTATCTTTTAATGACTGCAGACGATGCAGATGTTGCTAATACATATAATGCAGATTGGACATGGCCAGGGACACTGCCCGTTTCCGCACTGCCGCCTGGTGTTACTGCGGGTGACAGCGCTACAGACATGTCCATAACCTTGCACGTTGACCACATCTATAAAACAGAAGAGCGTTCTCTTAATGCTGTTGAAATACAAAAGAGAAACTTCAAGATTGTGTCTCAGAAAATAAGAAATACTACCGGGGCTCCCTCATCGGCTATGACCCCGGCCTACCCTGGTGGAAACATTGAGGGCCATTACAGCAAGATAAAGGCAAACACCCCAATACCTGAAAGGTCAAGGGTAAGGCTATCTGTATGCATTCCCGACTACACCCTCTCAAGGTTTGGCGGAAGCACGGATGCGCCTTGGAAGATTAGGCCGTGGTTTAGGCAGTGTTTCCATTTGGCTATGGTTGTTCTTGAGGAGATTACAGATTGACTAAGATAACCAGAAAGAAGTTGGCCAGGGGCACCAAGCTGTTTACTGATCAAACCCATGAAGCTCTTCGGCAAGAAGCGTTGAAGCTATCATCTGCAACTGTGTTGCGCGATCAGTTTGAGGCCCAATACGGCACCTTTAGGGTTA